TTTTTATATGTTCCGCCTGCTTTTTTGGTATTTGTACTAGCCTTTCCGGCGTCCCACCACACCATTTTATTGCTCTCGTTTATTCCTGCGAAAATATTGGTGTGCAGGCGGTAAAAGCAAATGTCTCCCGGTTTTAATTTGTTTTTATAATTCCGGGGTAATTTATTTACTTTTATCAATCTATATCGTTTTGATATAGCCGCTTTTGTTCCAGCACCCTTATAGACAACTCTTCTGTTCCTGTTGCAATAAAACAGTTGTCCCGGTTTGAGGATGCCTAATTGCTGTAGGCAATAACATACATACGATGCACAATTACTTACCTTTTTCTTCTTTGCGCCTGCCCAGCTATTCGCCACGTTTTGAGAGTATTTAAATTTTTTATCAACAAAATACTCCGCCGTTTCCTTTGCCTTGACGAGCAAAGACAATCTGTCCATTATTCCATCGCTCCTTTTAATTCATCTGCAATGATTGCTGTGTATTCTTTCGCGTAATTTGCCGCCGCCGGTTTTAAATACGGCTGTGCCCTCTGGCCGTTTGTGATATGCCACTGTCCTTTATCGTCCTGATAAGTCCACGGGGTCTTCCGTCCCCCTTTGTAGTACACACCGGTTCCCAGTTCCACATAGGCGGCGTATTCTTCGTTGCTACCTATTGTTTCCGTGAGATTTTCCAAGTCGGTCTGATGTGTAATGCTGTTTCTCAGCGCGCCTGTATCGACCGGGCAAAGGTCTTTTGCGTGTCCTTCTGCGGCGGCTCCTGCCTGCTCTAATGCTCTTGCAAGTGCCATCGTGGTCTTTAAAATTACCTCATCTACATGGCTTACAACATCAATATCTGCCATTATATCCGCCCTCCTTGCGTTGCTAACCATTCGTAGTAGGTCATGTCTTCTATAACCTCGTTTCTGCCTGTCTCTGGGTTTCTGACGCGTATCATTCGTGGCTGCGCCAGTTCGGTAGGCAGTGCAGTTCTCTGCGTACAACGACAGTTGTAAACTTCCGCCGGGATTCCGCTTGGGTCTCCCGGATACATGAGACCGTTTGAGTACGCCATGTTAAACGGTACTTCTTCGCCGTCTAATGCTCTGTGACTGTCTCGTGTCCTCAAATCTTTTGTCGCTGTCCAGTGTTTCACCACATCAATTCCCATCTGGTAGGCTTCCTCGTATGCCGCCTGCCTGCCCCCGTTCTGCGCTCCCGTGAACGCTGTGCGGGCGTTTCTGATTGCGGCAGTATGATTCATACCTGTAACGTCTTGGAATCGCCCTGCGAGCTTTTTTATGCTGTCACCCTGTAAAACTCCTTGCAGTAGTGCATTTTGCAATTTCTTTTTGTTCCAATGCACGTCCTTGCTTTTTAGCACTCTTCGAGGTGGGAGAATCTTTTGCTTTTTGACCGTCAGCCGCTTAACTGTATGCTCATCAACCAAATTAAAAGCAATATTTCCAATCTCTTTTATCTGTCTATCAGGCACAAGAGATTTAATCATATATGCCTCAAAGTTATGATTAATGGCAATCACAAGAGGGGTCTTCTCATTGATGTATGCCGCGGCAATCTGGTTTGATTCTGTCAGTCGCCGCGCCATGTCCTCGCGGAGCGCTTCCCACCTTTGCCCTCTGCCATACTGATTTATTAACCATGCTTCAAACTCTTTTTTGGTATACTTTCCTGCCTGGTATGCCGCATATTCTTTGGCGTATCGCCTGGAAAACTGTTTAAAATAGTTTCTCGCTTTGCCGTCAAGTTCCTTTTCAGCCTGCTTATATACGTCTGTCAGCCGTTTTTCTAACTTTTGTAACTCCTGCTCTGTCCACTTGTCGGATGGGTACATGACTACTCATCCCCTTCCGGGTTACCTTCCGGCGCATCGGGTTCAATTGGTTCTGTGTAGCGGTTATATGATTCTTCGTCTAATTTTGCAAGGATTTCCGGCACTTCCTCCGGTGCAACAAACGGTAATTTTTTCAGGACGGTTTCTTCGTCCAGATAATTAGCCGCCTCAAGAATCATGTCTGTACGCTCTTTCTCGTTACTGATTCTGTTCCGCTTAAATTGTGGTTCGTCATCAATCCCCGCAAGCTCCAGAATCTTCTCAATCGCATCGCCCACAAAGTACTCAAAATCATCTGCATTATCATCTAGTGGCTGGTATGCGGCGTCGATATGATCATTTGTTGCTCCGGCGGCTATGGTGTGTACATCCAGCGCCCCGAAGTCCTCATAAATCTCTGACCGCATTTGTGCGAGAAACTCTTTTCTAGCGGTATATGGTGGCTCTTGTGTGTATGCTTGCACCTGCCCTTCCTCAGCCTTTGCGATGTGCTGAAATTTGAGCCGGTCCCTGAATTCCGCCAGTTCGTCGTCTGTCATACCGTCAGCGTTAGAAATGAGCCAATACATCTGCGCACAGTCGTCTAAATCATTGGCAAAACCACTTTGTACCGCGTCGTAAGCATCAATCTTCGACTGCATCCCCCTTAGCGTGCTTATGTGCCTTTTATTACCAAACATCGGTACAATAGGGAGACTGCTATAATTTTCTTCTCCGATAATTTCGGGTTCCAAATTGTTCGCAACCTCGACCCTCTGTCTGTATGCTCGTTTGGGAGCGTTCTCTTTTAATTCTCCGAATTTACTTTTTGCGCTGTAGGTTGTATATCCATCTACTTCGTACAGCACAACCTTAAATGGTTTTTGTTCGTCCAACTGCCAGAATCGTATGCCCGCCATCAACGCCCCTGTGTCCTCGTCCCACATTGGGGCGAACTGCGTAAAAGGAAATTCGTGCACGTGGTCCACATTCCAGAACAAGAAGGACTGACCATGGATTAATGCATTGTAAGCCGCCTCTTTAATTCGTCTGTCGAATTGTTTGCCTAGTTTATCTTTAACGCTCATATCGTTAAAAAAGACACCGTTTCCCAGACTGTACGAACAACGCTGTGTATTTAATTTGTGAAAGAAATTAGAGCATATCTGCGCATTGGATGAGAAATTGTCCACTTTTTTCTGACCCAATAAAGTGTAGTAAACACGCTGAAACTGCAAGATAGTCTCATTTTCCTGTGCGTCGTACTTGTCCGCTTTTAACGCCTCTTTGTATGCTCCTGTACTCTCATGGAATTTTATAAACTGATTTATAAATTGCCCTTTGTCTTTTGCGGCAATGAAATCTTGATATGATAAATACATTTGTCGTCACCCTAGAATTGATTTGTATTGTCTTAATCGGCTGCGCTTGACGAGTTTTTTTGTTTTTACAAAATACCTGATAGCATCCATTGCGTGGTCTGACTGTTTTATAACTGCATCCCTGCCTTTGTCAGCCGCCGTTGGGTCCCATGCATAGATACCAAACTCCTCGATTGTGTGTGTGCAAGACGGGTCAAAAGATAGCTTGTCTTGTGTCAACATCGTCTCAACGTCTGCTATCCCATCGTTAACAGTGTTATCTGCTTTTTTGACTTTATGCCCTTTGCTACGTAACTCCACGATGAGAGCGGTGGCGGATGGGTCAACGATCACTAAATCATCTTTCTGCCCGCTTAGCGTGTCCTCTAGTCCTTTTACTAGCGCACTGACTGTCTTCATGCGGTTGTTCTCCCTGCCTGAATAGTAGTACTCTTTTATGCAGTGCCAGTTGCCGGTATCTACTCTTTTCTGCCAGATGAGAAAGACGGTAGGGTTCTGCATACCAAAATCACTGCTCACAATTATCTCTCCGCTGGTCTTTGCTTTGCAGACGTGCCTTTCCTCTGAAAACATATCGTACACAGGCCCTTCTGCCACTGCCCATTTGCCCAGTATGTAGCGTTGATACCTGTGTGTCCCGGAGTACTCTTTTATCAGTTCGTCTACTACCGCCGGGGGTAAACAACCATCATGTATGTTGTACGCCTGCTGGAATATATCTGCATGCAGAATCCAGAGAGCCTTTAAACCAGTGCTTCGGTCCCGCTGGGTTGCACGTCCCATCAAAATGACTGCGCGATGTCCTGAGACGAGATTTTAACATTTCAAACACTTCTTGGTTCCAAGTCGTCACCTCATCGCCATAGGCGTACTCGATTGTTGCCCCCTGTATCCTTGCAACGTGTTTCTTATTGTCGGCACCTAGTGCATATACTTTTTTGCCAAATAGCTGTACTGTATTGTCACTGCGTATCTCGCCAACTAGCTCTTCTCCCCAAATCTCTCGCATGGGGTCAAGTATGTTACGTTGTAGCGTGCCTCTGGTGTTTCCCAACATCACAGCCAACCCTAATCCTTTTAGGTGTGTCAGGCGTTGAGGGATTACGATTGCGTAGTCGACAAAGGATTTCCCGGAACCTGTCGCCCCGGTCTTTACGTTCCAACGATGGTTACAGCCTTGCAGGTATTCCGCCTGCTTGCTAGTTAATGGCACTATCGACACCCCCAAGAATCTCAATAGCTTTCGCCAGTGCTTTGTCGCTTGCACTCTCTGACTG